AGTCTGCCACTTGTACTCACCACGAGGGTTGTCTACAAGGATGGTGTTCTTACCACCAAATGAAGCCATTTGATACAAGGGCATCTCAACTTTTTGAGCCATTGCCCACAGGTCCACTGGACCCATATCCATCGGTTCTGTGCCCCGCAGCATGTTGACAAGATGGTAACTGTCGACATGTGAACTTGCTTGATACTGAGTATCACGCAAGAATAGGCCATTGTTTAAAACTGGTGTAGCCATTTTTTGTAAGTGTAGTTTAGTTTAAGGTTATTATCGTTTGAAAATATTTTGTGGTCTTGATATTTTCCTTCGCGCTGGTTGTTGTTCTTCAGGCTCAGGACTTGATGACGTAGAAATCTTACGGGATTCCTCAGTCTTTAATTTACGCACAGTATCTTGCGTAGCTTCGCTTTTTGCAATTGTTCTAATCTGATTTTTATAACCATCAGGGTCAGCGAGAAGCCACAGAGCTTCTGCGATCAGATCATATCGAGGTTCAATGAATTGATATCTTTCAAGCAGGTGACCAAGCAAGTTGGTATTACGACCCTGCATAGATTGATATTTAGGTTGGGTAAGTTCGTGGAACAAGAATGCCTGTGTCTTCTTATCAATTCTTACACCATTGAGTTGACCCTCTTTGAGTGTATGATAGATATTGTCCACATATTGCTGAGCAGCTTCTTCTTGTTGCTTCTTCGCTTCTTCTTGCTGTTGCAATTGGTAGTGAACTACCTGCTCCTGCATTTTATCCAGCTTAGGCTTGAACTGACTTGCCTTCTTACCTAGAGTACCAAGATCCTTCCAGCTATTGATTTCTTCGTCAATCTCATCTTCATTACCAAATTGAGTGGCTCTGAGATATTGACGTGCAATCACTTCCTGGTCGTTATCATCACTGGGGTCTAGTTGACGCACCTCCTCAACATGAGAAAGAGCTTTGAATAAACCCTTTAGATCTTGACCTCCATCCGCGATGTACTTGTACGCGTATTTAAGTTCATCAGGTAAACTTTCAAAGAACGATGCAGGTACTTCCTGCTTCACTTTATTTTCCCTATCCTCAAAATTGGCTTGAATCAACTCCTTCCAATCTTTGATAGAGTATTCCTCCATGGGCTTGTCATCATCAAAAGGTACAAGAAGACCCTCATCGATAAGCTTAGAGAATGTATCTACAAGACCTGATTTATCTACTTTGGGCCTGCCCGCTTGCTTTGGCTCATCAGTATCAGAAGCTAAATCAACAATCTCATCAATTGTTTTCTTAGCCGCCTCTAAATCAGCAGGAGCAAATTCTTCCTGTTTATCTTCCTTTTTTTCCTTCTCTTCAGTTGTAGCCTTTGCTTCTAAGAAGCTAGTATCTAAATCTTTAGGTTTGGAAAAAACTGTTGTCTTTGCAGATTCTGGAGCAGTCAGAATATCATCAGCTCCTGGCATTGATAAGAACTCATCCAGATTAATTTCTGGAGCACTACTTTCGTTGGTTGACATATTTGGTTGGTTTTGATTGTCTTCCTATTATAATATATGCAATTTTAAACTTTAAAAGGTTATCAGGACTAAAGTTTTTTAAAATAGTCTGGAATATAACACTAACTATTTTTTACTTTTCTTATCATACTTATTCTTGTTCTCTTTAGCTACCTGTAATTGTTTATCTGCAATCTCTTTTCTGGTACTTAACTCCTCTCTTTTTAGATTCAGGGACTGTGATTCACGATTGTTTTTATTGACTTCCTGTTCGCGCTTGAGAGCAATAGTTTCATCTGCTTGACGTTTCTTATCAAGATACTGCAGAGAGTCTAGATAATCAGACTGTTGATTCTGATTTTGGTCGCCCACTTGATAACCTGCGCCTTTGATTTCAGCAACATCAATTTGAGTTTGTCTATCAAGAGCATTTTGCTCAGCTTCAAAGCGTTGCTTAGATTCAAGCATTTGCTGTTGAGACTGGAGTTGTTGTTCTTGCATCTGTTGTTGTTGCTGCATTTCCTGCTGGCGCTGGGCTTCTGTCTTCTGCTGGATTGACTTGAGAACATGTGTTACCTCAGACATAGAGTCTGCTTTAACAATCTCAGCCAAGTCATAGATGGATGCGCCTGCGGTATTGTTCTGGATGGCCAGTTGTTTAATCTGTTCCATCACCTGTTTGTGATTTACTTTACTGGTGACAAACACATTGAGTTCTCTGGCCAGCAGCTCTGTGCCATTTATCTCAAAATTTACTTTTTCATCGAGTGATGTCAAGTACGATAGGCGCACGCTTGGTCTACGCGAATGATAATACTGCGCCAAATCTGTGCGCATTTGATGCACCCGCGGCATCAGGTACTCAGAGTGTTGCACAAAGTACATCTCTGTCTGAGAATACGATGCATTGATAGATTGCTCAATACCTGTTGCGGTTTCTTGAGAATTTACCTGCCCCATACGCTGAGGTGTAATGCCAATGATTTCATATGCCTGCTGCTTAAAGTAACTAGCAAGCTGAATCCTTGACATCATACGTTGGGTTTGCTCAAGGTTCAATACTTGATAATGATTAAACCCAAGTGCTGATTCTGTATTGGCAATACTTGTATCCAGGGGTAACATCTGGAAGTTCTTCATTGCCACGTATGCTTTGGCGTAGTTGTTTTTACCCCAGTCTTCACCAGCGGAGTGTTTGGGAAGAGCATTGTGATCCAGCAAGATTACAGTACCTAACTCATCAATTAAGATGTCAGAGATCTGATTGTTCACCAGATTATATCCCACCTGGAAGGGTTTCATCTTATCCACCAGAGATACAGAGCGCGAGTTGCGGTCAGTGAATACAGAACCTTCCACTGGAAGCTTACAACCATAGAGTGTAAAGTCTCCTTTGAACTGGAACTTGACGGGTTTAATATTCAGGTAAATGGGTTGAATACCCATGTAGTCTGCATTACCATAGAAGCTAGGTCTGTTGGGTCCAATCTTGAGCCCGCCCCAGACTTGATTAATCCAAATCCACTTGATGTGTTCTCCCTGTACTAATGTATTCTCGTCTTTGTTTTTGTTGATTTTAGTATCATAGATAGGAGGTACAGTAATCTTGTAATCTTCTGTAACAACCTCGTGGAATTTCATTCCATTCTCAGGATCTATTCTGGTCAAATGACCTACCATCCTTTGCGATTTCCAGTAGACTGTTGTGACCCTGAGGAGTTGGTAGGTCCCAAAGTCTTGGAGATCTTCTGATTCATTGAGTATTCTGGTAATAATATCATCCCCAGCAGCAAGGAAATAATCATTAACGCTAGTAAACTGGCGAAACCCAAGACTAGGACCAGTAACATTCCACTGATGAGAGCGGGTACCATCATAATACGTACCATCGTTCTGGTAACCTTGAATAGGATAACCCGCAGCTTTTTTAGGATAGATTGATTCAAGTGATCTAAGTTGTTCATCGTTCATTAAATATCCATACCTATCAAGTATGTCTGATACAGTATGCAGTTCTATTTTTCCTACAAAATTGCCTTGGGAGATATACCTGATATCAGGCGATTTGTGATAGAACGTGAGCACAGGATTCCACAGCTCCACCTCATAATCATCTTCATCCATGCGAAAATGCCAAAATTCTCTATCTGTAATGAGCATGTCCCTGAACGCTCGATTCTCTAACTCCTTAATCTTAAATCGCTCAACATCTGCCTCGTGCTGGTGATTGGCCCACTGCTCAACAAGTGAACGATAGTCCTTCTTAAAAAACTGCTCAATCTCAGGAAGAGATTTGATATTCTCAGGAGACATTGCCTGTTGAAATTCCTCTGACTCAGGATCTGCACCTTGCTCGATTAAATTCATAGCCAGCTGCATTTCAGCACGAGAAACAAGGGTTTGCTCAATCATCATGCGCTTTTGCTCCAGCATTTCATTGAAGCTTTCAGTGTCAGTGCTTACATACTGTACCTTATCAGTGCGCTTAGCAAACTCACCAAGCATTACATTGATTACATTAGGGATGATTGGGTAGAACTTGAGTTCCATTGCGGAGGCATCCTCGCGCGTGAGCACATCTATCATGTCAGCATACTCATTGTCCTCCTCCACTACATAGTCAGTCTTGTCAATGATGCCATTTGCAAGCTTGTAGTTCTTTAAAAGCTTACGCGCATTACGCCTAATTTGACGCAATCCCTCCATCTCAAACCAATCCATGTTCCATGCTCCCCATTCACCATCCTTCTGCACATTGGGTAAAAACTGAATAGGCTGGGTAAGGGTGCCCATCCTGGTGTGATCTGTCTTCACACCAGCTTTAGCTTGCATCGCGTTGATTACTAATGCCATGGCTGTATTATTTTAAATTTCTAAATGCTTGTTTGATGAATCTGTTTTCTAATTTAGACACAGGTTTGCCCAAATTACGAAAGGGACTTATATTTAATTTACTCAAATTATCTGACTTTTTGGGGTTTTGCCCTGGTTTTGTTTCAGTTTCAACCTTGTGAGCATACCCTCTGTTAGACTGTTGCACCTTAGCAAATGCAACCAGCGCACAGAATGCAACCAGTCTATCCACGTTTAGACCCTCTCGATATTGTTGCATCTCTTTGAGTAGTACTGGGTCTTTGATGCGCTCAACTCCAAATGTAGTCTTGACAATCGTACCATCTGGCTTGGTCTCTACATCAAGTTCTTCAGTGAGGAAGTTGATCCCATATGAGATGAGGTGAGACTTGAAGAGTGTACCTGTGTTACGCCACCCATACTCCTGGAACACATTGTTGTTAGAGCCCAGGTCTTTAAGAAACAGGATCTGTGACTTGGGCACCAAGTACTTCTGCTTCTTCTTATGAATCATGTGCTGGATAAACAGAGAGATGTTATTCTCCACAATTGTCCACGCGCCATAGTACTCGATCAATATCTCCAGTCGTTCGTGGGTCTTATTGATATCATCAAACCTCCCGCACCAAGATGCTACGATTTGATCTTGTTCTATATGATTCTCTACACTACCATCTGCCTTACGCTTGGTGATTTGTAGTGGTGTTTTATAGATGAAGATGCTGCACAATGACTCTGAGGTGGTGGTTTTACCCTCACCCACTGGGTCAATGGATGCATAATATGTACCCCATGGCGCATCCTTGATGGGTTTCTCCCACATCAATATGGCCCCCTCCTTGTTCTCAGTCTTGGGCGAGAGGGGAAATTCCATGATTGGCAATCGCTTAGTAGGCTTAGCCTCAATCTCATGTGCATCGTTGCGCACAAGATCTACAGCTTCACAGTAATATTCCTTGTCCTCTATTCTTCGCATTTGACTTGTGATCAAGTGGAGGGGCCATACTGAAGACTTCCTGTACGCAAACGCCTCCTCAATATTGATAGGCTTCTGCGATACACGAAGTTGATAATCATTTGATTTAAGATCTTTCTTCCACTTCTTACGCTCCTCCAGAATCATATCCAGGGAGTTCTCCACTAGTGAATTACCATACTCATCTATACAGGGAATCATACTCCACTGCTCTGGTATGAACAACCCACACAGACCTGTATCACCATTGTCATTGACAAGATTGGTTTCTACAGCCAGTACGTCTTTGGAATCAGGGTTAAAGATAAGATCTCTAAGTGGTTCGCACTGATCCAGGTCACCCACTGAACCTGCAGCTGCAAACATACCTGTGTATATCATACCAGATTTGAGTGCAGGTAGTAGGTACTCTAGCGTCTCATTCATACGCGGTGC